TCAGCGGCGATATTCCTTCGGGTCCAGAAACTCGGCCAGGCAGGAGCCCACACGCAGCGCCTGCTCGCGCGCATCACCGCGGTATTCGCCCTGCCCCGCACCTTCGATCGTGGCGATCGGCGAGGCGCGGTCGCGGTGATACACGAACGCCGTCGACGACCACTGCGTCTGTCCAGGGGCCTGACTTTCCATCGTTTCCACGCGGAACTCACCGCAGTACCCGTGAATCAACGTGCGTCGAAGTGTTTTGTGCGTCATGCGCGGAAGTATCGCCACGTGCAGTTGAAGACGACGTGGAAAAAAACCGCCGCGACCCGGCCGGGCGCGGGCAAATGCAGTCCTTCCCTTCACCCCCCGGCGCACGCTGCCGGGCCTCCTTGAGGACGCAACCGGCAGCGCCTGGACGCTGGCGTGACAGCGCAGAGCGACACGGCAATTCGTCCAGCCGCATGCGACAGGTCTGCCGGCAGACGCAGCACATCCACCTGCAGCAATCGCTGCAACGTGGCATCAATAAAAACGGGAGCAGATTGCACATCCGGCGATTGCCGGGAAGCCTTGCGATCGAAGGCTTGGAAATGGTGGCCGAGGACGGAATCGAACCGCCGACACGGGGATTTTCAATCCCGAGCCGTAAATCTAAGTAACTGATCAATAAGCCTTTCTCTGAATCACTCGGAGAAAGCGCGAATGAAACGGAAGGCTCTGACGCGGCATGAAAAGCTGGCACTGGTGCAAAATTGGCTCAAGCTTTTGGCATGGGCCTGGGCCGTTTGGATCACACCAGCAAACGCCGACCAGCGGGTGACACAGCTGTCAGTCGAACTCTCACAACCAGGGGAGACCATGGATGATTTCATCCTCCGCATAGCACCAAAGCTGAACAAATTCACAGCAGACCTGCGTGCGGAGGTCTGCGGAACAATCCGCACAGAGCAAGGTCGGCACGTTGTGAATATTCGCACCTACCACGATCGGTACAGCTGCTTCGTTGAGCGCGATGGGCTGCCATACGTGCACACGCATCCAAGCCTGCTGAAAGAATGCTGGACGTTCAGCCTGGAGGATTGGAAGCGGCCCGGCTACCTGGTCACTGCAATAGGGGTGCGCTACCAAGACACTCGGCGCTCTAGAAAAGTCAAGCCAGGACGCTAAACCGCTGCAGCTGACCGGCAGCCCTCGTCCATTTGGCAAGACAGCGTGGTGAGCGACTACTTTGCTAAGGTTCGCGCGAACTCGGCCGCAACCTCGAAAGCCTGAGCGATCGGTAACGTGCGCGGCGCGGGTACGAGCGGGCTTCCGGGGATTGGAAGAAACACCTCGGCATAGTGCTGCTCGCCGCGGTGTACTGATGCAACTACAACCGCGCCACCAGGCCCTACATTCAGCACGTCCCAACGATCGCGATCGGTGCGATCTCCTATCACTGGGTTGTGCCAGTTCATACGGTTGGGTAGATCTGGCAGCGTAATGCCTTCTGGAGCAATGACATTCGGCTCCTGGGATCGCCGGAGAGCGGCGCGGTGCGCGGATCGGGATGGCATAGCTCATCTATCCTGTTGGTGGCTGTTGCTGGTCACGCTGCTAGCCGATGCTCGTAGTACGGGTGCCGCTTGTCGTCGAAAATCGCCTGCAGCGCGTGGAGATTGGCCGGATCCGGGTTGAGCCAGGCGTCGACGTGCTCGGGCTTGATGTTGATGATGGTCCGATCGTGTCCCACTGCGGCCACCTCGGGCTCCGGCTCATCGGTGATGGCGGCGAAGCTCAGCAGGTCCGGCTGCTCGCCGGCGGGATCTGTCCAGCGGGACCACAGGCAAGCCACCAGCATTGGCTCGCGGTCGCTTGGCTGGAACTGCACCACTCGATTCTTTCCGTCCGGCCCTTCCACGTTCTCGTAGAAGCGGCCGACAACCAGCAGGCCGTGGGTGTAGCCGAACTGCTCGCGCCAGAACCCCTGAAGGCTGTCCCGGCGGGCGTTGTAGGTGCCCGGGTATTTCGTGTCGTAGATCGGCGGCTTGCCGGCCGGACGGCACTGGTAGCGCATCGGCTTGATGACGCGCTGGCCGCCCTCGGAGATGAGCACCGGCGCGTAGTAGCCGGGGAAGATGCGGTAATCCCGCGCCTTCGGTTCGGTCCGCTGTAGGTCAGCGATGCGGCCTTTGATCTGCTCGATCTTGGTCGTGGCGATGCGCTGGTCGTTCGCTGCCTTCTTGGTCGGCTTGGCGCTGGCCAGCACCCGCTCTGCATCTGCCAGGCGTCGGGCCTGCTTGAACAGTTCCTGCTCCAGGGCCTGCGTGTCCTCGGCGTCCCATACGGCAAGCTCTGCGGCGATCGCGGCCACGCCGCCCTCCCCGCCCGCGCGAAATGCATCGTCCATTGCCTTCGGGGTCTTGGGCCGCTTCTCCGCCTCACCCTGCCGCAGCCACAGCTTGGAAAACTCCTCGATAGACATGATCGCCCCGAAGTTGCGCACCAGCTTCCGGTAGTCGGCCTGGATCTCAGCGGAGTAGCACATGGCGGACCCTCAGCAGTCGCGGTCGCTGTTCTCCAGACCATGCCAAGCCAGGATCTCATCGAGCCGCCGGGAGACGAATTGGGCATCCTCCCCCGTGACGGCACCGTCGCCGACGACGTCCGCCATACCGGCAAACGCTTGCCAGAAGTGGCAACGGTCGGGGCTGTTTGCGAGCAGCGCCGGAACGGCCGCGTCCAGGTTGTCGAGGTGGGTTCGAAGCTCTGATCTGTCCATGCCCGCAGTATCGGCAGCACCGTCTCAGGGCGTGAGACAGGTGGACGTAGACTGCGCGGATGGGCACTACCACCCCCAGCCTCTTCGAACAGCTGCAGCAACGACTAGCGGCCGCGTCCGAGCCGCTGGAAGTCCTCAATCAGTTCGAGGCGGAGCTGCTTTTTGCTTTTCCTGGCGAGGCAACGGCGGTGGTTGAGCTGGTCGCATCGTGGGGCTATCGCCTGGGAGTTCTCACGCAGGACGACCTTAAGGGCTATATTTAGGACTTCAACTTGGCACCATTAGGGCGCCAACTGAGTAAATAATATGCCCAGCGTCCTGCTTATTCAGCACGCTGCTTAGCTTCTCTCGCCGAACTGCCAAACGCGCAGCTAGGGCTGCGATCCAAGAGAGTTGGCTAAAAGATCAGAAAGTAAGGTAACTAGCTTAAGTATTTGCACCATCGGGCATCAACCCAATATTTACAGCACCCGCTGCGATTATCTCTGATTCTGTAACGATTCGAACCTTTAGCGCACTGGCGGAAGCAACCTGCAGCGGAGTAATATTCAAGAAACTGACCACTCTACGCACTAGCACGCTGTTGGTACCTTCTTTTTCGTCCAAATCAATAGGATACTCCTGTGTGTTAGCTTTAAGCTCAGCCTCCATAGCTTCGCATGGCATATCCATACTTGCTAATTCATCGTCACCAAGAATAACTTTGAGCTCTAATTTTTTGAACGGCTGATCGTGGGGTGTATTAATTTGCACCATCATATGCAGACTCGGGAGGTAAGCCGGAAATGACGGAACGCCTATCCAACTCCCATACATTCCCACGATCAACAACTTTCCAGAATCTTCACGCCTCACATCATCACAAAATATAGTGTGAGCGTATCGCCCTCTCAACATAGGCAGACTTTCTGAATTCATCATGCAACTGCCAACATAGGCTGTGCTGTTCCCGGAAAGAGAGTTCCTTCAACTGCTACGCCTCCAGCTAAATGGAACAACGTATCGCCGAAAACATAACTTCCACCCATAGAGGTAACACTCACAACACTTTGACCAACTCGCCGACCGTGACTCTCAGAACTAACCCAACTATGGAATTCGTCAAAATGCGTCATCATTTTTCGACGAAAGTTATAATCGCGTTTTGTAGCGATAGCTACATCGTCCGATTGAAGTCGCTCATTCTCTGACATTGAGATCCAGAGCCGATCCAGCGTTGAAAGAATTTCCTCTTCTTCCTCCAAACGCCCAGAATCACGAGCCATGTATCTGGCTCGCAGCATCTCGGAATACTCGTACAATTTTGTACTCATCGCACTAGATTCCAGTTGTTTTTTGTCGAATGCAAACAATCACGATAATCTACAAAAGCACACCTAATAGCCGGCTCAATGGCGCGATGCTCGGGGAACCCGTCAGGTTTGTCTTGCCTTGCGACCAAAGATTGGGGCAACTCGGACTCATCCAAGACGAAAAGCAAGTGATCGTCCGACTCACCACCATGCGATTCAGGTTTCCTATGGGGAGGTAACTTTGCCCAGTTGTCGCAAACAACCGACATACCACCGGACTGTGGACTCACCATTCCATGACGGTCAACCACAATGTCAGTCATTTGCCTGACACCCAAAGTGGAAGCCGAATCCCCACACGCCGGCCTCGCCATGTCCCTGCGATCAGGCTTCATTCCCCTGTAGAGCATCTACCCGCTCCCCCCGTGTGCCTCTGTTCCATGGGCGCGAGTATCACATGTAGATGCAAATAAGTCGTTAATTGGACGTTGTGGGAACTTCCAAGCATCACGGCCCGCTTTCATAGGAGAAGTTCATCTCAAATTGAGACACCCGTCGCTAGCTCATGCAAGAGCTGTACCATGAATCCGGTTCAGGTTAACGGTACACACTCGCTGCCCTGTCTACGGTGATGGCCCGATCCGTTGCCGCCTTGATCAGCGCTTGGAGCTTCCATCCCTCCAGATCCTGCGCCGCCTCCGCACCGGGATAGCGGATGGCATAGGTCGGCGCAAGTAGATCCGCAATTGGCGCCGCCAGCACGCCGAGGACGATGCCACGGTCTTCGACCTGGAACGTAACGGTGCCGGTGTCGTTGGTCGGGTTCCAGACGATGGTGATCTGCCGCGCAATCGGATCAGCATCTGTGTCGGGCGCGGCAACGTTGGAATCGTAGGCGGCGCGCGTGGCAGCCTTGATGCCCAGCAGCAGATGCACGCCGGGTTCGGTCACCGTGTCGCCTGGCACCTTGACCAACTCGCCCGTTGCTGGGTCTGGCTCGGTTGTCGCTGGCGCGGTGATGTCGTAGCTGCGGCCAATCAAGTCGCTGATCTGCACGGTCAGCACGCGCAGGAAGAAACGCTCCAGCGTCTGCATCCAGCCATCGGGATGCGGCTTGGTGGTCATCTGCTCAAGGTGGAATTCGACCGGGCCATCATTGGTGACCGGGTTCCATCGGATCTCGATGCGGGGCGACACGATCTTGGTCTGCGTGCCGAAGGTGGGGTTTTCGCTGATGATCATGATCAGTATCCAGTGACGTCGAGGATGGGAGAGCGCACCCAGGCCTGGCCGTACTGGCCAGGAGCAGGGAATGGGGTGCCATTCGCGCCCGTTTGGGAAAAATTTCCGGTGTCGATTGCACTGATGCTGGCAACATTGCCGTTGATGTTGACGACCCCCTTGCGCCACACCACGCTCACCAGCCATTGCGGCCCGCCGCCAACGACGCCACCGGCGGCCAGCATGATGTTGCCTGCCGATCCAGCAAGCGCCGCGTATGTGCGACCTGCAGGAAGGGTGATCGACCCGCCTTGATTGGCATTGCCCTGCAGCAGCCCGCGCACTTTCATGTACTTGAGTGTCGCATCGAAATGCACCTCATCGGTGTCGGGATTGGTAATCACCAGGTAGTCTCGGCGCCCGAAGTTCGGATAGTCGAAAACCATGGCAGTGAAGCTTCCGCTGGTGGTGAAGCCGGTGAACGTGAAGCTGTTCCCGCTCTGTGTTCGAGTTGCAAGCGCGGCGTTGCTCTCACCCAAGAACGCGAGAACTGGATTGGTGCCGGAAACGGTCAGGCTCCATGTCTTGAGCACGCCACTGCCGGCAGGCGTGATCGTTTGTTTCGACGCCATCGCCAGGTTCTTCCACGTTTCGGATATCACTACTCGGTTTGGACCGGCCTCGAAGATTGCATAAGCCATCAAAACCTCCCGTAGAACAGGGTGCCGCCGGCGCGGGCGGTATTGGCAGAGTCAGGCGAACTCCAGCTGATCGCATTGCCGTTGTCGCTCAAGATCGGTAGCAGCGCGCTCCCCGCGCTGCTATCTGCCACGAACCAGTAGTACAGCTGGTTGGCGCTCCCTGTGACCGGCACCGGCACAGACCCATTGCTGCCGCTGGCGATGGCGATCGCACCAATGTGCTGCGTGAGCAGGTCCGAGTCGGGCTGATCGGTTACCTGCAGCAGCACGACGCCGGTGTCGGCGTCGTTGATGATCAGGACGTTGGTCATGTCACTCCATACCCGAGGGCAACGACACGGCGGCCGTTGGGCGCGTAGGCATAAAACTTCCCGCCGACGAACTCGTTACGACCACCACCCGGTGTGGCACCGATGATTTCCACCACGTCAGCAGAGAAAGTGATCTTCCCGATCGTCCCATTGTTAACAGAGCGCATGCCGATTACCTTTCCACCCGCATCCAGCGCCCATGTATACGATGCGAAATAGCTGGCGACGCCATTCTCGTTGATTGTTGTCCGTGCCTCGAGAGATTGGGTAGCAGACGCCAGCGTGCTCACCGCATTTTCATCGGTATATGTTGTCGCCGTTGTCCCTGGCTCAAGCTTTGCACGCCTAAATCTCACGGTGCTATTCGTGCCCTCGATGATGTTTCTGACCCTGGCAGTCACCATTCCTGTCCCGCGAGCCAGGGTCACCGCTATACGCTGCCACCCGCCAACAGTAGTTGGGACAGAGGAAACACTTGAACTGCCCAAGTTCTGGCCTTGGGCATTGAAGTAAATCAGTTCAATTCGCGCAGTACCGGTTGAATTGTTGCGGAACACATCGACCGAGTACGTGTAATCGCCTATGGCGGCTGGGCAATCTTGAGACATTGCCGTTCCGCCAGCGACACCGCCGTTGTCCACGAAGTATCCGAACCTGGCTTCATATCCAATCGTCACACCGGCTGGAATTGACCAGCCCAATCCACCTTGTGCCCATGTTGGATTAACCAGCATGTTTGAGTTTGCGTTCGTCTTCGCAGTGACCGCGGTGAGCGCGTTGCTGGTCGCAGTAACTTGGTTGCCCACCTGCTGCACTTGTGAGTTCAGCGCATTGAGCGCTGCTGTCTCCGCTTTGCCTGCCACTACAGCGTTCGTGGCTTCGATACGCTGGCCGAGGGCCTGGTCACCACTTACGCGAGCCTGATCCACGGCAGTCACACTCGCGGAGGTGGCCAGACCTCCATTACCCGATGGCATGCGCGCCTCAACGACGCCCACCCTCTGACCCAGTGCATTGTCTCTGAAGGCGCTGGCCTCATTGACTTCAGTCACGAGCGCAGACGTTGCGAGGCCTCCTGAGCCCGCAGGCATCCGCGCCTCCACGACACCCACCCGCTGCCCCAGTGCCTGATCGCCATTTGCTCGCGCCGTCACCTCATCAGCAACAGATGCAGAACTGGCCAGCTGCCCGGCACCCGCAGGCAACCGGGCAATTACACCAGAAAGCCGAGTCACTTCGGCCGCCAGGTTGTTCGCTGTCTGAGTCGCCATGTCGATCGCCGCAGCCATCGCCTCGCCGGCGCTCGCGTAATTGCCGACGTTCTGCCAGGTCGATGGGTTGCCTGCCGGCGCCACACCGGAGTTGGGCGCCAGGGCTCGGTATAGCCGCCCGTCGTAGCGTACGAAGTCGCCCTTCGGGTAGGAGCCCGTGGATGTCCAATCATCGGCGTTGACCAGATCGCCCAAGGTGGCATTGAGCGCGTCAGCGTGTGCGATCGCATCCTCGCGCGCTTTGTTTGCCGCAGCCAGAGCTTGCTCTGCGATCTGTCGATCTCTCGCCGCCGCTTCCAGAAAGCCCTGCCGGATCTCCTCGGTGGTCTTGTCGATCGCCTGCTGCATCTCTTCCTGCAGCTCGCCCAGGTTCTTGCCAAGCGTCTTCGTGACGTATTTGGCCGCCACCGACAGCGTGCCATTGGTGTTGCGCGCGCGGATGGCGAACGTCGACTTGCCCGAGGCCGGAATGGGCGAGTCGAATGCACCGGTGTGGTAGCCGCTGTCGCCGACCGGCGTCATGGCGTCCCACGCCGGCATCGGCGCGCCCTGCTCCGGTGCCTCGATGTAGCGGATCTCCGCGCCGGCCAAGTTGGCCGACTGGATGGTGTCGTTCCAGAAGCCCCAGGTGTAGCGCCGGATGCCGCCGGAGATCTCCTCCACGTCGAACAGGTCGTAATTGACCGGCGGTGCGTCGGCGCCGATGGTCGTGAAGATCAGCGAGGCACCGATACCCATCTGGCCCTCCGGGCCGAACGGGCGCACGTTGATCGTGTAGGTGCCGGCGCGCGGGATGCGCCACCGCGCCGTGCGCGTGCGCGTCTGCGCCACCTCCACCAGCTCGCCATTGCCGTCCGACGCCGAGGCGTACACCACGGCGTGATCGAACGGGCCGGTGATGTCGAAGGTGGCCACCAGATCGGTGGCAGTGACATCGCCGGTGGTTATCTGGTCCTCGCTGATTGCAAGGTTGCTGAGGATCGGCCTGGTTGCCAGCAATGAGCCATTTTCCGGCCGGATGTACTGACCGGTCTTGACGTAAATCCAGAACTCGGGGCCCTCCGGCACCACGTTGATGCTTGCGCCTTTGAGATCACTCTCCGGCTCGATCACCACCACGCGTGCGCGCAGGCCGGGTGTGGCCTTGAAGTCGTAGATCCACACCGTGTCATGGGCCGGGTTGTCCTGCCAGCCCCCCTGCACCATCGAATCCTCATAACCTTCACCCGGCAGCGGCGCATCGTCCGGCCATTCTTCGATCAGCTGGATGGTGTCCGTCGCCTCGGTGAAGTTGCGCACGCGGAAGGTGCGATACACCGCCTCGCCCGGGATGCGCAGGCCGATAAAGGCGCTGCGCGCATCTGGTGGCGGCACGGGCTCGTCCAGCGTCAGCGTGACCGTGCCCAGTAGCTCGCTACGTTCTGCCGCGACGATGCGCCCGCCGAAACCCCACTGTGTGAGGTCGTGGGAGATCGACAGCATCGACATGCGGCGATAGGACAGGTACTGCAAGTCCTGCGCAAAGCCGATGTCCTTGTACTGGAACAGGCTCTGAGCAAGGTGATAACGCGCCATCTCGGCCGCATGCGCCTCTCGGCCAATGCCCTCACCGGTCAGCCGCGCCGGGCTGATCATGTCTTCGACCTTGATGCCCGGTGCCGGCACGCGCAGCATTTCGACCTTCTTGGTCGTGCTGTCGAAGTAGCTGTACTCAATCCCGTCGGCAGCGCTGGCCAGCGTGTAGTCCACGCTGAAGCTGCCCTTCTTCATCTCGGCCATGTTGACCACGCCCGAGAGCGGCTGCTCGTCGGCTGCCCACACCACCGAAAGGCGACCGCCGGCCCAGCTGGTCTGCCCCATGCCAACCAGAGCGATCGCCTGCAGCACCTCGTCGTGGTTGCGCTCTTCGGTCAGCCAGTAGTCGTAGGTGTAGCCGTTCGCCTCGCAGTGACCCATGAAGCCCTGCAGCGACTCGATGTCGATCTCCTCGTCGCTTTTGCCCATGCCGGCGATGAGCTTGCCGTTCTGGTCGTAATAGCCGCGGACGTACTTGAGGATGTGGGCGCCCGGGTTGCTCGTCTCCTCCGTTACCCAGCTGCCGTTGCGCCACACAGGGATCGGCGCGGCGATGTGCTCGGCCACCAACTCATCGGGTTGGCCATTGAGCTGGCCGGTGCCCTTCATCAGGATGCCGCTGCGCGCAAGGCCGGCGTACGTCGCAGCGTCGGCCTGCACGCTGCCCATCGTCGACCACTGAAAGTCGTTGCGCTGGGTGTTATCGCCCTCGTAGTTACCTTGCCCCAGGATACGCACGCGCACGTCGTACTGGCCCTTGGCCACGTCCGCCGACAGCGTGGCGCGCTTGCTCACGTCCAGCTTGTCGCCAGTGAACGTCTGCGTGGCCAGCGTGGCCCAGATGCCGGTGCCGGCCGGCGCATACTGCACCTGCACAGTCTCGGAGACGTTGTAGGCCTTCCCCGAGGTGCCCACGCCGCCCAGCACGTATTCCAGGTTGATCTGGATGCGCACGGTGTCTGCGCTGGTGGTGCGCGTAACGAAATCGGCCGTATCCGGCAGCTCGCCGCCGTCGGTGGTGTCCACGTTGCTGTAAAGCGGAATGGTTTCATCCGGCATCTGGCTATAGCCGGAGTGGTAGACGCTCACGCCTTCGTAGCTGGACAGCGGCGTGCCGGCATTGGTGAACACGCCCACGCGACCCACGCCGATACCCGGCGTGAGCACCATGCCGATGTACTGGTTGTCGCCCTCGTAGAACGTGTAGGGCTTGCTGGCGAAGTCGGGGGCGATCGGCATGCGACCAAACAGCAGGCCCACCGGCTCATACGGGCGCAGACGGTTCCGCGGCGCTGCCAGGCTGTAAACCGTACCGGCGGTACTCGGGCCGGTCGGACTCTCGACCTTCGGCCCCAGCGTTTTATTGATCAGGAGCGAGCCGGCAACAAAGGCTGCCGTGTACGCAACCGCCGCACCGGTAGTGCCGAGCCCCGCAGCCCACGTCGCACCAGCGCCGCCAGTGAAGTAGATCAACGCGGCCATGGCCACGATGTACAGCGCATTCCTGCCGACAGCGCCGCGCACCTCAATGACCTGGCCATCCTTCGGATAGACGTAGGCCCATAGATGCCGCGGCACGACGCGCCCACCGATCGACACCGACCAATCGCCCTGGTCCAGATCGATCACGTGCCGATGCAGGAAATCGCACAGGCGCTCGCCTGGCTGAAGGTCCATCGCGATGTGGCGCTGCCCTTCCAGCGTCACCGGATGCGGCGTCAGCACCAACTGGCCGTCGCAAGCAGACGTGGTCATCAGACCCATGTGTAATACCCCTCGATCCGTGCGCCGTAGTCCGGCAGCTCGCGCACCCGATGCAGCCAGCTGCTGCCGAGCGCGCTGGTTGTGTGGAGCACCCAACCCTCGTGGGCCAGGTAGAAGAAGACGCCGACGTGCCCGGGCCGGCTTTGGCCCTTGTCGAACATCAGCACCAGGTCGCCGTCGGCCGGCCTGTTGGTTGGCGCCGCATATGCACGGGACAACTCGCCCAGCGCCACCTGCCCTGCAGCACCACGCGGGCGCCGCGCCGGCACCTGCACGTCGCGGCCGAACAGCTCGCGCTGCACCTGCATCACCAGGTCGGCGCAGTCGTAGCTGTCAGCGTCGTACGGGATGTTGAGGAACCGCTCCACCTCGCTGGCCCGCATCAGAAGATCCCCGGCAGCGTGTGCGGATTCGCGCGCAGCTTTACCGCCTGCTGGCGCATGAAGAAGTCCACGCCAATCTGCGCGGTGATCAGCGGGCCGGCAGCGTGCACCTGTGTCAACGGCAGGTAGAACCGCCGGGCGATGACGTCGGGCTGCACACGATCCGTGATCAGGACACGGCACATCACCAGCTCGTTAGGCTGGACGCGCTCCAGATCCTCGGTAATGCCGCGACCCACGTTGTCCACTTCGAGCTGCGCGCGTGGTGTCTGCCCGGCCTGATCAGCTGGCGGCGTAAACCGAAACCGGCAGCGGATGTAGAGGTTGCCATTGCTGACCCAGTCCTGCGTGTCGTTGACAATGCGCAGGACTGCACCAAACGATGGCGCGGTCATCTCCAATAGTTCGAGCGGTCCGTCGGTGTCGGTGACGCGCTGGCGGCGCTCCTGGAACGTGCTCATCGCAGGTACTCGATCTGCACGTCACATTGGTACGGGCGATCGACGCCTTCCACGGCGCGCAGCTCGCCAATGTCTCCGCCGATGAACTGCGCGGTGATTTGCTGTCCACTTCGCGGGTGCGCCATCGTGAACGTGCCGACAACCTTGATCACATCGAAGTACCAATCCAGGAATGCCGTGGCGTCATCCTCCGTGGAGAAATCGAAGGACAGCAGCAGATTCACCACAGTCCGCGAGTTGATCCGCTCCTGTTTGGGCAGGCCGCGATCCATTTCCGTTCGATTGACTGAGGGCACGGGCCGCTCGCGGATGGCGTCGTAAAGCACGCCGACATAGCTCGGTAGGCTTGCCATCAGCGTCGCGGCCTTGTGTCGAAGCGGCTTTCGATGGCACCGGCCATCCGCCCGCCACTTGCAATGTCGGCAGCACCGATGTCGATGATCATCTTGCGCAGCTCACTGCCATCCGCACCGCGGCTGCGCTCTTCGCGTTGCTGCGTTGGCTGGCCCGAATAGTTATTGATCTCCACAGCCATCTGGCCCCCACCGCGTCCGGCAGCGGGCATCACGGTCCTGCCAACCAATCCGCCCGCCGCATAACCTCGGCCGCTGCGTATCGTGCTGAGCAGGGAAAGAAATGCGCCAGGCCCGCCAATAGAGGCGATGTCGCGCTGGCTCAACACGCCCTCACCCTTGTGCACAACACCCGCCGGCTCGAACTTGCCGCCCGGCCCGGTGTACCCGCCGGTGTCCCAGCCCTGCAGCGGGATCGACTCGCGCTGTACGGCTCCCACCTGGCTGCCACCGAACACCCCACCCAGCAGGCTGGTGATCCCCTTGCGCACCGTGATCCGCGCAAAGTCAGCGATGATCGAGTTAGCCATGTCGGTGAAGCTGAGCTTGCCCGTGGTGGTGGCCTTGACCACCATGTCCTCAAACGAGGTCAGCGCCGACGTGGTGGCACTTTCCACCGCACCGGCCGCGTTGCTCGCCTCATCGCGGTAGTTTGCCCAGGCAGCAGCCGCTCCCCTGCCCCAATCGGCCTGCGCATCCGACATGCGCACATACCCATCGCGGATCACCTGCACACGGCGCTCGGTAGCTTCACGCACCGCCGCCTCTTCGGCCGCGGCAGTCGCTTCATCGATTCGGCCGGTGTTCTTCTGCAGTGCAAGCTCAGTGAGCCGCTGCGCCTGCTCCCGGTAGATGCCATTGAGCCGCTGCTGGATCTCGAACTCGCGGTCACCCGCGCCAACCCGGGCGATCATGGCGTCCATGTCCTCCTGCAGCGCATCGGTGCTGGCGTTGAGCGCCGCCTTGTAGGAGGCCAGCGCGTCCTCGCGCTGCTGCTTCAGCCTGCTCTCTTCGGTGGACAACACCTGCAGGGCCGCGGCGCCCTCGGTGCGCACCTTGGCCAGCTGCGCCTCCAGCTCGCCAACCTGCTTGTTGACATCGATCGACTGCTTGCCGCTGACGTTGCGGCTGTTGAGGTAGTCGATCTGCTTCTGCAGCGACTGCGCCTCTGCGGCGGTGCCCCGCTCGGCCAGCTCACGCATGCGCTGGTAGTAGGTCTCGGCCGTCACCCCACGCGCCTGGTACTGCGCCTGCAGCACCTTGGTGCTGGTGGTGATCTGCGCCTGCTCGGCGGTGAACGCATCCTTGATGCTCTGCAGGCCAGCAGAACGGCCAGCAGTTGCAAGCCCAGTACCACCGCGTGCCCCAGCTGCATCTGCGGCATCTCGCATCGCCCGCTCTCGCTGCTGCAGCATCTTGGTGTCAGTGATGCCCGCTTGCGCCGCCAACTTGCGCATTTCAACAATGCTCTCTTCCAGCTGCTCCTGTTTGGTCAGGTACTGCACGCCCTGTTCCCTGAACTTCGTGCGTGCCTCTTCCTGTTTTGTGTCCACTTCGGAGTAGATGCCGGCCATGATCACCTTGACCGGCTTCTTGTTCGCCTCCTTCTGCAGCTCGGCAATCTGCTGCTGAAAGTCCGCGATTAGCTTCGCTCGCGCTGCAGGAGCCACATCACCATAGAAATTGCTGCCGTTCTTCAGCCCTTCGATATTGGACTGCAACTGTTTGATCTTGCCCGTAGCGGTGTCCTGACGGCCAACGCCCAGCATGGTGTCCCAGGCTTCCGTGGCGGCGCCCTTCACGGCGCGCCACGCGCGCTCCATGTAACCCAGGTTCTCTTGAACGTCGGCGGCGCGATTCTTAAGCGTGTCGGCGTAAATCTTGAATGCAGCGGCGACTGCCTGGACCTGGTTCCCCTGCTCAATCAGCGTCCTGATATTGGCCAGCTGCGTCTGGTCGAGGAAATGCATTTCCTCGTTGAGCTCAAGCAAGGCGGCGACCGGGTCGGCCTTGATCTTGGCGAACTCGGCGACCGTCTCGTCTACTGCCTTGCCCGTGCCGGCGCGCATCGTCTCAGCAGCAATGGCAACCGTTTCCATCTGATCGGCAGTGAACTTGCCGGTGGTCGCTACCTGCGTCAGTGCAGCGGCCGCGCTGGAGGTGGTCACACCGGAAATGGCATCCATTTGCGCGGCAACTTCTGCCATGCGCTCAGCAGTCTGGCCCGATTGATTGCCGGTTAGAATCAGCGCCCGCTGGTAGGCAGTCTGCTCATCCCCGCCTTGCTTCCAGGCGAGAACCAGGGCAGCAGCAGCAGCAGCCGTCACAGTCAACGGATTGACCATGCCCACGATCGCAGAGGTCACACCAGAAATGGCAGGGCCGATGCCGCCAAAGCTGTCCTTGATCTGTCCACCCTGCTGCACCAGCACCGTGAACCACGGCATGCCGCCCTGCAGGCTGGTGAAGATGTCGGTGAACTGCATCGGCAGCTGCGCAAGCGCCTGGCTTGTCTGACCCGAGGTCTTGCCCAACTGCGTGATGACGTTGTTTCCAGGCAACGACTGGCCGGCCTGCTTGCGCACGTCGGACAGCTGACCGCGCAACACCGCCAGCCCCTGCTTGATGTCGTTGAGGTCCGCACTGATGCGGACGCGTAGGTTTGCTGATTGGTCGGCCATTTACCGGTTCAGATCGTCGAGGTACTTCGAAAAGGCAGCGGGCTCGGCGCCCATTGCCATCCGCACGGCTTGCGCCATGGATGCTTCGCGCTGCAGCAGCTGCTCGCGGTCGTCACGCACAGCTGCTTTGGCAAATGCCCTAGATTGCGCCAGGGTGTACGTCAGGACGTCTCGCCGCTGGTGCCCGCGGGCGACGAGGAAGTGGACAAGATCGGCCCAGTCGCCTCCGCCTGCATCGCCACCGTTGCGGGAATGGACTTGCTCAGGTCCTGCAACAGGTTCGGCAGGCGCCGGCCGAAAAAATCTTCGTTGAGCTCCACCACCGCCTCGACCAGCACGGCTGCATCTGCCAGTGATGCACCAGCGATCCATGCCTCCGACTTGCCCGCGACAATGGCGCCGCCCTTTGCGAAGGCGTCGGCATCCCGCTCGAGCACATCCATCATCAGCGCGGCCACCTCGACGGTTCCGCCTGCGCTGACAAGGCTCGCTGCAACGATCACCCGGCCGATGATCGGCCGGGTCGCTTTGATGAAGGGGCCGATCTGCGCCAACGTCAGCGGTGCCAGTTCCAGCGGCTCGCCGCGGTAGGTGATCGTGCGCGTGGGCGGCGTCAAGATGTCGATGTCGTCGCTCACTTCTCGGCGTCCCAGGTGAAGTACTGCGACACACCGGCCGGCTTGCTGGTGTCCTTGTTGATGGTGCCGGTGACGGTACCGGCGCCATACTGCTCGCCGATCAGCGCCATTTCACCGATTACACCACCGGACACGCGGTAGGCCTGTGCGCGGACTTTCTTTCCGCTACGTGCCTCGTTGAAGCCGAGGAACAGCAACTCGTATTCCTCGTTCGGGTTGACCAGCGCCTGCAGGCGCTCAGCGGCCCCAAACGCATACGACACCTTGATGTTCGGCGCGCCGCTCACCGGGTCCGCAATCGCCGAGTCAGCCGGCAGGTACAGGGCGCCGTTCTTGATGTCCCAGTCCTTGCCCTTCTCGAAGGACGTGGAGCCGGTGGCCGGCTTGACCGCTGTGATATCGGTTGCCAGGTTGAGCAGCGGCGTGACGCCGTCCTTGTAGGCCACCACCAGCTCATCCACCGCCGCGCCCGCAACGATGCTGGTCGCGGTGCCGCGCAACACGTCCGCGAAGTTGTCCGCGCTGAAGTCGTGCATGGTGAAGCTCACTTGTACCTCGGTGACGCGGTCGACCGAATTGCGGTTACCGCCGCCGGGCTGGGTGTTGTCGAGCAGGTTGATGCGGTTGGTCTGCGGCGCAAAGCTGAAGGCCGAGCAGTTGCCGATGCCGCGGAACGGCTTGGCAGCGCCGCGCTTGCGAAGGTGGATTTCGCCGCTGCCGAGATAGCTGTAGTCAGGGGAGTTGATGGGCATGGTGTCCTCGTAGGTGCCGGCAGCCGGCGTCAGGTAATGGGGATATGGGATTGGTAAGTGAGCAGCGCGCCGACCCAACTCATGCCGGCTTCCGGCTTGACCGGCTCCATGGAGACGTACTGCGGAACCTGGATGCGCGGCGGGTAGCGGAACTGCTGGTCAGCCATCGCGCGCTCGACATCGGCCACGGCTGCGTCCAGACGCGCCTGCGCGGTATCCAGAGGCGCCGGCATCTTGATCAGGATCACCAGCGTGGTGAGGCGGTGGGTGCGAACAAGCGCGGCATCGCTAGCGCGCTCCTGCTTGGCCACCAGCGCGGTCAGCACGGCAGTGGCGTCTTCATTGACCTGGCCCGGCTCCAGGGTGAACGCGGCCCCGGCATCTGTCTGGTAGCCACCGGCAACGCTGATACGCCGCAGGCAGTCACCCACGGCGGCGCGCAAGACTTCCCGTGGGCTAGCCATGGTCGGCTACCCACTGGCTGATGGATTCGTCCTGACGCACGCGTTCCGCCAGCACCAGCGTTTCACCTGGCAGGACCAGGCGGCCGCGCTTGGCGGGTTCCACTTCTGCACGCTGGAACGTCACCAGTGTGTAGACCGTGCTGACTGGCATGATGTCGTCACCGAAGTCGCGCACGTTGCGATCGATTTGAACGGTGCAAGACACCACCGTATCTGCGCCTGGCGCCTGGTAGGCAGCAACATCCGCCATGCCGACGTCCGCAAACGCGGCAAAGGCGTCAGAATCAAACGCTGCGAGGAACTGGCGCTGGTTCATACGCCAGCTCCACGAACAGCTGATTCCAGAGCCTTCTCCAGCTCGCGATTGAAGTAGAACGGCATCAGCTTGTCCCACGTACGCTGCGCAAGGCCGAAGATGTCGTAACGCGGGCTGTAGTTGGCCTGCTTCGTGAAAATGAAGATCGAGCGAATTGCGCGGCTACGGTCGTTGCTGCGCTCATACAACCCGGGCAGCAGACGGCCTCGGCGCTTGGTCAGGACGATGTACTCGTAACTCCGTCCGAATTTGCGCGCCTCACGCCGCTGGCGTTTGGTCCGACGCTCGTTCGTCTCATTGGACACATATCCCTGTTCGCCAGCAGCGCGCAGTTGCGACAGGATCTGCCGAATCTGGCTCGAGGGCACATTGCCGAACTGATCCAGCGGAGCGCGCTTGCCTGGCACGGCAAACGTCCCAGCCGGCATCATTCCCTTTGCCTGCAACAGAAGTTCCATGCGCTTCTTGCGGCGGGTACCGCCTTCCACCTCGGGCTGCAGGTACTTGGCTGGCGGCGTGCCCTTGAATGCCTCGTCTCGCAGGAAGATTTCGGCAAACAGGCGTCCTTTGGTCGCCTTGCGATACAGCGCCGCATTAATGGTCATCGGCGTCGGCCGGTCGAACACGCGCGGCGCCGTGCGCTTCCACACTTCGCGGATTTCAAAGGCGGTCGCATTGCAAGCCTGCATGACTGCAAACGGCAGCTGCTCACGCTCCAGGGCGGAGAACTGGCGTCCCAGCATGTTGTCGGCATCCACAGCGATGCGGATCTGGCTCACGGGCTGCCCTCGCCCGCTGGCGTGCCCTGCACCTGCTCGATCTCGCTCAGGTTGGCTTCGTAGAACTCCAGGCAGCGCTTGCGGCCGCGCGAAACATCGAGCACCTGCTCGAGGGCGCCATTCTTCACCCAACTGCAGCGCTGCGTCAGGCGCGGTTCGATTTGCACGAAGGTGCGCACCGGCACGGCAATCACGGCCGGCGCCGGGGTCACAACCACCGGGCGTGCAGCATCTTCGCGCGTGATGCCCTTTTTGCCACAGCCAGGCAAGGCAACGACCAACGCAATGACGAACAGAGAACGCAGCATCAGTAGCCTCCCAGGCTTGGGCACGCAGCCGCCAGCGCCTGCAAGGCCGCGTTGCACTCCGCCGGCCGCTGGTCGTATTCCTGTTTGAACGCCTTGGCGCTGCGGTCAGCTGCCGCCTTGGCGATCTCGGTCTTGTCGCGCAGGCCTGCGTTGCGCTCCTGCAGCACCCGCAGCTTTTCGGCCTCGCCCTGCAACTTGGCGGCGATGGTCGCCAGCGCGGCGTCCTTGTCCGCGTTATTGCGCTCCAACTCGGCGCGCTTGAGTTGGGCCGCTTCCAGGGCTGCCGTGCGATCGCTTTGGCACTGCTGCACCTGGCGCGTCACAACGATCACCTGCTGGCCCTTGCGATAGGACGTGAGCGCAGCAATCGACAGCAGCGCGGCGAGACACGCGCATACCACCTTGAGCCGGCTGCCCGGCTTGCGCAGCCAGGTCAGGGCGTCAGCCGCCCAGCCGAAGACCAGCGCCACCAGCGCCTTGAGGAAGGCCAGAATATTCATCGTTCACTCTCACGACGACGCCACGGGTAGATCAGCAACACCGTCAGGCACAGCCGCACCAGCAGCACGTACCAGGGCGTGGGGGTGTGCTGCGCCAAGTCACGCAGGAAGATACCCAGCATGCCCACGGCCAGGCCGATAAAGCAGGCGCCCCGCAGCGCCCAGGTGGCGCGATCGCTTGCGCGGTCACCCAGGTGGAAGGTGTGCAGCAGCTGCCATGTGGTGGCGCAGAACACTGCCAGCGTGCTGACCAGGCTCAGGAGGTAGATGGTCATGCACCACCTCCCGCGCGGCCGGCCAGGCGGTCGGACCACTTCTGCAGCGCACCCAGGTAGTGGGGCAACATCGGCTTGATGATGAAACCGCTCAGCCCGCTGGCCGCAATGCCGATGCGATGGATGGAGGGGAAGTAGTTGGCCAGTGCCACCACGATCCAACCAGCCGCCAGGGCGAAGCCCAGCACGAACAGCCCCAGCAAGCCGACACGCAGCAGCAGTGTCAGCCACTGCACGCCCGGGCCGCCGCTCGGCGCGGATACCTTGCCCACGTCGATCTCGCTGAGCACCATCAGGCCGAGCAGCGCGCCGACCACCGCCGCCAGGAACCACGACTGCGGAATCCCCAGGAACAGGTGCTCGCTGCCAGTGATCACTTCAGTGACCACGACGCTGCCCGCACTCGTGGCCACCAACAACGCGGCGGACTTGAGTAGCACGGTGGCGCCGCCATCCATCATCGACGCACACCGGCCAGCTCGACGCCATCCCAGATGACCTCGTCGCCCCAGAAGTTGCCGCCGTTCTCGTGCTTGGCGATGGCCTTGGCCAGCTGAAACGCCGTGGCCGGCGCCTCCACACTGATGGGCTGATCCACATCCACGCCCAGCGCGGTGGCGACCTGGCGCGCATAGGCGCCGGTGTCGTTCTCCACCGGCGGCGCCCAACGGTTGATGATGCCGCGCACCGTGCGCAAGCCGTGCTTGCGCTGATAGGTCAACAGCGTCTTGACCAGCGCACGGAAGCCGTATTCGGGCGTATCGAACACGGCAAAGCGCGCCTCGCGTGCGCGGGCAGCCGCAGTGCGATCTTCGCCCTGCCAGGCCACGCCCGTGCGATCGATATTGCCTGGATTATTGTTGCGGACGCCGCGCGGCGGGGCCATGTGCAGATCCTTGGGTCAAGTCGAAAAGAGCCACCACCGCACGCGCCACCCGGGCTTCTGCGTGCGGTGGTGGGTAAGGCTTAGGCAGCCACCGGCGTGGCGGTACCCGGGGTCAGGCGCACCAGCACCGTGGCGGCGCCGTTGCCGGCCGCCTCGATCGCGTAACCGATGTTGTTGGTGTCGCCGGCACCACCGGCAGCGGCGATGGCCTGCTTGGCGTCGATGTCCCAGTTGACCGCGGCGCCGACGGCAAACACGGCGGCAGGCAACTTGGGCAGTGCAAACACGCCTTCAACGTGAGCGGCAATGGTGTCGCCAATGGCGCCGTCAGTAACGGCAATAGCGACGAGCTTCCCGGCGGCGATCACACCGCCGCTGGTGACTGCCGCAGTCAGGGTGACGTCCAGCACGCGGCCGTCTTGATATGCGTTTTTCATGGGGAGTACTCCAGATGCGAAGAGACGCCGCACCGCGCCTGCGGTGCGGCAGGCGGCTTACTGGCCGGGGTTCTTGTAGATGCCGCGGTAGTCGGCGATGGCCGGCGCCGCGTCCATGCGCACCTTCCAGGCCACACCGTCCACGGTGAATCCCTCGTGCTGCTCCAGGTACGGCGTCTGGTTGCCGTCCAGGTAGCCCACCACCAGCGCATCCACGTAGGCCGAATTGGCCAGGCCGTACCACGCCTTCGGGTCTGCACCATCCAGACGGCCGTCGCTCTCCACCTCGAAGGTGTTACGCACGATGTTGGGCGTGGTCTGGTTGTTGCCCCCGCCCACCGCGTACTCGGCGGCACGCACGGTCAGTGCCGCACCGGAGAGCGCCACCGGCGTCAGCAGGGTCTTCATCGGCACACGAATGACGTTGCCGTCCGCATCCTTCTGCAGCGCCATGCGCGCCTGCATCGCGCTGACGCTTTCGGTGGTGATGGTCGCGGCCGGCAACAAGTTGCCGTGGTCGGCATGGAACAGCGTTTTGCCGTCGGCCAGCTTCGGGTTCTTGGTGATCAGCTCGAATACCGCCTTGGCCAGCGTGCGCTTGGCAGCCTGGCCCATCTTGCGCGGCACATCGCTGAAAATGCCCAGATCGTCATTGATGATGGCCTGGCGCGTGATGGTGAACAGCCGGCCCCAGGTGACGATCTGCATCGACTGCGACTGCTCGCTGAAGGTGCCCTGCTTGTACTCACCGCCCTCGCGAACGAGCAGCAGATCGGAGAATGCGCCCAGGCCCACCAGGTTGGTCGGCTTGAAGTCCGGCACGCTCACCGCGCGGGTGAACTCGCTGAAGCGCTCTTCCACCTCCTGGTAGCCCTGCAGCACCGAACGGCGCGCGGCATCGCCCAGCAGCGCTGGGAAATCCGAAGTGGAATGGGTGAACGCCATACCCACGATCTCGCGGCGATCCATGCCGCGCGGGTTGACGCCGGCCTGCACAAGGCACTCGCGCGCCATCTCGGCCAGCGAGTGGCCGCGGTACGGGTTGTCTGCGGCCGCCTGCGCCATGCCTACGCGCGCCTGGATGGCGTTGGTCATCGCCGCATGCACGTTGTCGCGCTGGTCACCCCCGGGAACCACGCCAGCGCGGCCATTGAGCGGCTCACCGTTGCGCCCCATCAGCGCCAGGATGTGGCGGCCCACATTGTCGGCGGTGACGTTCGGGTCGGCGGCGGCAATGACGCCATCCACGTAGGCGCGAATGTCCGCATTACCCATGTGCGGCTCAGCCAACGCCATGATGTCGGTGTTGCGGCCACGCATCGCCACCAGCGCGGCCTGCACGGCGGCGGCGGCGTCCGGGGCGGCGGCTACAACGGGTGCCGGTGCCGGTGCGGGCTGCACGGTCGTGGTGGTGGTTGTGGCTGCACCCTGCCCGCCGCCGGCGTTGGCGAGGATACGGAGGTAGTTTTGTTTGATCATGGGATCCTCGATATGGCCAACGACGGCCGTTTGGGTAACCTCGGAAAGTGAGGCGAAAACGCTGGGGCTGAGCGCGGCAACAATGTGGCTGCGCAGCTGCGCGGCAACCGGCGCCGGCGCTTGGGTAATGGCTTGCAGGTAGCCGGTCAGGGCGACGACGGACGCGGCCTCTGCCCGTGCGGTGGCAGCGCTGTCCGCCACGCGGTCTGCGAGACCGAATTCCACGGCCTGCGCGCCGGTATACCAATGGTCCGCACCATCGGTAAGCAGCTGCTCCATGTCCTCGCGCTTGCCTGTCTTGGCGGCATAGGCCTCCAGCATCGCGCTGGCGTGGGCATCCAACGAACTGGCGTACTGCCGGAAAGACGCTGCATTGCCTGCGGCGATCGTGTGGGGTGCATGCACCATCAGTAGCGAGCTGGCGTACATCACCACTTCATCGCCAGCCATCGCGATCAGCGAGGCGATCGAAGCGGCTTGTCCGTCGACAAAGACTACCTTGCGCGCGGCGTGCTGCTTGAGGGCGTTGTAAATGGCCATACCATCAGCCACCACACCGCCGCCGCTGTTGATGCGGACGTTGATGGTGCTGGCGGTGATCTGGCCGATCTGCTCGGCAAGCTGTTGGGGCGAGACGGACTCGCACCACAAGCTGTCGCCGATGGTGCCGTAGATCATCACCTCGGCGGCATCGTTTGCGCGCGCCTCTACCTTGAGCAGGCATGGACCGAGTGCCTGGCCGCCTGCGTCGGCCAGAACCAGCCGCATACCGATGGTGAGTCGATGGGTGCGCATCATTCTTCGTTCCTCAACATGTCGCGCGATACAGCCGCACGCAGTTGCGCGCGCGCCTCGGGCGGTGTGACCGGCGTGGCCGGTTGCAATTGCTGTTGCTGTTGCTGCCAGTCCTGACGCTGGCGCAGCACTTCGTCCGGGTTATTGCCGTACTGCAGCGTGTTTTGCTGCGGGCTGACCCAGCCGCGATCCTCTGCCTCGCCCTTGGCGTAGGCCTCTTTGAGCGGATCGATCCACGGCATGATCGGGCGCACATACGTGGAGGCCGCCAGGTGACGCAGTGTCCAGCCGCGCGGCAAACGCACCTTGCCGGCCAACACAGCCGCTTCCACGAAGCGCTGACGCTGCGGACGCACACCCAGCGCAATAAAGCGCTCGGCCAGCATCAGATAGCTGCCCCACTTCTCGACAAGCTCTTGCCGTTGCGCGGAGTAGGTGCCGTTGTAGTCCAGCGACAGGCTGGAATAGCTCACGTTGAGCCCACCGGCCGCGGCGCGCAGCTGCTCTTTGCGCCAGGTGGCTGCGTTCGGGTTCGGGCGATCGCTGCCAAGGCTCTCGATGGATTCGCCTGGCAGCAGATCGTCGAAGATCGCGCCGGGGGTCAACCGCATTTCGCGGATGGGGGTGCCCTGTTGCACCAACGCCACACCGCCCACTCCTTCGCCGGGCGCCTGGTACATCTCGCCCGCGCCCTTCTTGATCTGGAAGGTCATCGACGCTGCAACCTTTGCCGCGATGCGCTCGGACTCTTCGTAATCCTTGACGTCCTCGAAACGCGACATGGCGCTGGCGAAGACACTCAGGCCGCGCACCTGATGCAGCCGCTTGAGATTTGCAATGGAATGCATCACGTCGGCGCTGACGCGCTTGGTTTCCGTACTCCAGCCAAGCGGATCGCCGGGGTGCTGCTTGTAGACATGAAACGCGACGGGCCGGCCCCAGGCGTTGCGTTCGACACCCTGCAGGATGTTGCGGCCCGGGTCGTTGAAGTCCAGCGGCACTAGATCGGCCTCAAGCATCTCGATGCTGTAGGGCACTGCGCTGCCGTGTTCAAGGTACGCAACCGGCCCCACCAGATCCTGATAGAACGCCTCGCCATCGCGCATCCAGCTGCGAACAAGCAATTGCTGGCACGCGCCGTAGTCATGCGTGCGCGTGACCTCTGGAGCGTCCCACCAGGCGTCCCACAGTTCATCCAGCTGCAGCGCCAATTCGCGGTTGATCGCCTGGCCGGGCAAACGCGGGGCAGACAACACATCAATGCCAGAACCCACCGTGTTTTGCACCAGAACGTTGAGTGCGTTGTCGGCCAGATCCAGATCGCGCTCGAGGTGGCGCGCCTGATCGCGCAGTTGGCGCGCGTCCATGCCGGCAATCGCATTGGCGCTGCCCCAATCTCGCGCCAATTTGCGGCTGCGCGACGGGCGAGTGACTTCATGGGCTCGCGCTACAACGGGGGCCGTCACCGCACCGCGCATTTCCGTCGCGTGGACGGCGCGGTCGGCGGCGAGCGCGGTGGACAAGCGGGTGCGCGCGAGGGTTGCACTGCTCATCAAGTGCGCCCGCCAAAATCGGCAGTGGCCCAGCGGGCACGGCGGCCTGCATTGCTCTCGCGATCAACGGCGGCCTGCCATTCCTGGCGGCCCTTGCGGATCTCTGCCAGATCGGCGCGGGTGAGCATGCGCTCGCCAAAGCGAAAGCTCTGCCCTTTGAGCACGGCAAGCTCCGCTTGCGTGTAGGAGGTGAGCATTTCCTGCGCGGTCGTCATAGATACACAGGCTATAGACCGGACTGTCCACGAACTAAATGAAACCGTGGACACACCCCCTTATAAGTGACTGATTCGTAAGGGGCGAAAAATTATTTTGTCGCTGATTTCATTGAAACCGTGGACACACCCGGATTTTCACGCGTTGGCAGACCACCCGGAAACAGTTGATGCAACTTCGATCGGGAGATATCGAAGCTACGCATTACCGCTTTGACTGGCTCGCCGCGCTCTAAGGCGGCACGAATCAGCAGCACCGGATATTCCCGCACGACAGAGGGGAAATAAGGCTGCTCACCCGCGAAACAGCGCATGATCGATTCAATAAACGGCTGGGCCATGTGCTCACTGATGCCGATATCCTGCTGCATGGCGCGCAAGATACGTTCTCGCAGCTGCTCGGCTGATTCACTCGGACGGGCCATCAGAGCCCCCAGCCTTCGCGTGCGAAACCGCCGACACGCGGACGCGTTTGCGTTCCACGGGAATCCAAAGCCGTTGGTTGGTTCGGCTCCACAGCAGGCGGCAATGTTTCACGGGAATCCTGCGGTACATCGAACAACCCAGGCGCCGTCGGCTGATACTGCTGCTCCAGTGCTTCCCACTGCGAGTCACGAATCACGTCGGCTTTCACCGCCGGGGCTAGCGATGCCCAGATGGCGTACACAACCGTGTCTAACGGTTCGTTGCGCGCCCCCTTGGGTTTGATCCAGTAACCCGACTCTTTGTCGTAGAACTCCACCGTCAGCCCCTTGTAGTACACCGGAAGCAGCGCACCCGAATCCGGGTTGATCGGATCCGGCACTTCATCGCCACGGCCGCCAGGGAAGCGCAACATGCGCGCCGTCAGATCCTCGGCCTGCCCTTCTGCATCGGCTTTATCTCGGGCAGTCAGCGCAGCGGTTAGCCAGCCATAGACCATGGTCTTCAGCACCGAGGTGCCAACACCCCACACACCCACGCTTCGCGCCACCGTCTTGTCGCGGTTGTTGACCTCGGTCTTGGCCGGGCGATAGACGGCGCGCTCGGACCTGCGCTCGTTGCGGCCGCGGATCAGATACACCGTCTGATTGATGTAACCGTTCGGCGTCTTCACGATGCGGGCTTGCCCGCTCTGGTTGACCAGCTGCTTCACGAACTGCGCCACCGTCTCGGTCCAGTTGCCGCCGTCCAGCGCCACTGCGGTGATCGGCATATCGATACCGCGCGTGGTCTTCCAGGTACCGCGAAGGTATTCGTCCAGCGCCGGATAGGTGTCGAGAATGGTGGGATCCAGATCGATCACCGCGTAGTCCACCACCCAACGCCGCTGGCCGCGGCCAGTGGCGATCACCTGGACCTCTGCGCGGTCGTGCTGAAAGTCGACACCCGCGGTCAGCACCAGGCCACCCAGTGGCACGATGCCGCGATGCACACCCGGCTCGCCGAGCTTAGCCACCTCGTCGGCGTCCTGCTCCTGCCGCTCACCGGCGAACGGCAAGCCGAGCTTGAGGTTGTGGAAGCCTGCAGCCTTGTTCGGGTCGCGCTCGGCCTCGGCCTTCGCATCTGCCAGGTCTTTCCACGACGGCCCAAGGCCTAGCGGCGCATACGCGGCCCACGCGTAGTAGCTCCGGTGGTAAGGGTCGGCATCGGGATTGGTTGGCTTCCAGTATGCCGTGCCGCCGTGCCCGCGCTCGGCGAACATCAGGTCCTTGTGGTGCTCCTCGATCACGCAACCGTTCGCCGCGCAGGCGAAGGTGCCGTTCGGCTGCAGCCGCTCAACGTCCAGCGTCTGCTCGCTGCCGCAATGCGGGCACTGCACCATGTACACACGCTGGTCGCCCGCTGCGTGGCCCGCCTCGATCGCGCTGGCGCCGGCGATTGTCGGGGTACAGGCCCGGTAGATCTTGGCGCGGTCGCCATACGACATCGCGCGCGCCTCCAGCTGCTGGTCTGCCGGCCCCTGCCCGCCGATATCCTTCGGGTATTCGTCCACCTCGTCCATGAAGATGTAGCGCGCGGTGCGCTGGCGCAGCTGCTTTGCCGAGTTGCTCCAGATCACCCAGAGTGTGCCGCCGGGGAAATGCTTCTCCAGCATGTTGTCGGTGTGGAGCTTGGCCAGCAGCTCGGGCATCTCCATCACCGCCGGGTCGAACTTCGACGCCGCCCAGCTGCGTGCCAGATCCTTCACTGGCTGCGCCACGATCATCGAATCCGCGCCGCGGTCGATCACATAGCCGGTCCAGTTGATGCCGATCTCGGTGGCGCCGATCTGTGCGGACTTCATGAAGTCCACCAGGCGCACCGGGGAGTGGTCGCTCAGGCAATCCATGATCTCGCGCAGGATCGGGTTTCGGCTGGTGCGCCACGGGCCAGGCTCGGCGCCGGAGCCCTTGGCGATGATGCGGTTGGCATCGGCCCACTCGCTCACCGTCTGGATCGGAGGCAGTTCCCACGCACGCTCCCAGGCGTCGCACACGATCGCTGCCGGCTCGGCCAGTTCCACGTCGAAGGCGTTGAGATCCAGCATCATGCGTCGTCCTCCCTGGCGTCGTTGCGCTGCCCCGGTGGCGCCAGCAGCTGCCGCGCTTCTTTCTGCATCGTCTGTGCGATCAGGCGCACCTCGGCCTCCAGCATCGCCTCGATCGCACGGGGGTCGCTTTCGGCGGCCAGCTTGGCGCGTAGGCGGCCGGGCAGATTCATCATGCTGTTGAGCGCCTGGCGCACGAGGGTGAACACGGCGCGCTCCACGCCCTTCGTGCGCGTCAGCTCGCGGGACTCTTCGCCCAGCTCCAGCTCTGCCAACCGCGCCCGCGCCAGCCTTTCGCGGCGTACGGCTTCCTGCACGCTGGGCACATCGCCCTGCGGCACGCGGGACGCGGGCGCCTCCAGGCGGTCCGCCGCGCCAGCGGTGCGATCGCCGCCGCGCAGCGGGTCAGTGATGTCGTCCAGCAGCGAATCACTGGCAGCGACGTTGATGCGCTTGCCATCGGCGTGCATGACCAGCTTGCCGGAGCGACGCATGCGGCGGATGTAGGAATCGCTGCAGTTCCGGTGGGCCGCATATTCCGCTGCGGTCATGGTTTCGGAACTCATGCGGCCATCCCTGTTCCGTTCGGAACCAAAGCCCGGAACGAAAGATGCACGAAAAGTGGGGTCCGAATTACCCGCAGTGGGCCAAGGTCCAGGAGGACCCACGACCCATTCAGGCTTTCGTTCAGGTTCGGATTCAGCCTTTCATTCAGCTTAACGTTCACCTTCCGGTTCAGCTTCAAAGGCGCGCTTTCATTCAGGTTCGCGCCCTCCCCGTTCAGAGATCCGTTCAGCAAGCCACGAGCCACGGCAACACGGTGCGGCCGGCCGTGGATGACGCATCTCAACGCGTTGCCCGACCATGAAGCAGGTTGGGCAGAGGTCGGGCACCTCGAAACCATTGTCGCGCCTTGCACTGCCCGACCTACCCAACCTACCCAACCTGATTGCGATGTTTTGAATGATGAGGAAGGCTGCATTTCCATGTACGCGCGCGCGATTAGGTTGGGTAGGTTGGGCAACGCCTTGCGGCGTCTGCATTGAGGTTGGGCAAAGGTTGGGCAGAGGTTGGGCAATGGCCTAGGCAGGTCGGGCAAGCGGTCAGAAATCAGGCGCATCGTCGGCTCCTGCTGGCTGCGGCTCAGGCGCGATGTCACCGCTGGCGCGCACCCAGCGCCGCTCCCTGTAGCCATCAACCATCACTCGTTCGCTGGACCATCGGAGTCGTTTCATCACAGCAGACACGCGCATCTGCTCCTGCCGCCCGTGCTTGGAAACATCGGCACGGATGGCATAGGCCAGCAGCTCGTCAGTCGTCGTCCATTCCAGCCGCATGCCAGGCATCACACGTGGTGGATATGACTGCTCGCCCGCCAGCTTTCCCGCGAGCCACTTGGCAATGCGCCCTTCCCAGCTGTCGCCTACATAACGCGCCTCCTGCTCTTCGGCCGCGTCCTCGGGCAACGACCACCATTCAAAGCCGGCATCGAACATGGCCACCGCCTCCGCCCATAGCTGGTCACGCTGCTGCGCGATCGCGTCCAGCCGCACCTCACCATCGGTGCGCACGGGCAAGAAACGTCGCCCGCCGGTGGGGTCACGCAAATACTCATGCTCGTTGGTGGTGCCGGCGAAGACGCACTCGCGGCGATACGAGCGCGGCACCCGCTCGTAGGGCGCGCGAAACTTGTCCACGCGCCGAGTGATCGCGGTCTTGACGCTGGTCACGTCGGCTTTGGAGAAGCTGTCCATCTCTCCGATCTCGACGCCCCAGCACCCCTGGATGACCTGATAGAAGTCCTTGCCGCTGGGCGACTCCGAGGTCTCCACGAACCAGTTGCTGCCGAACAGCGCCCGCAATGCGCTCGACTTGCGCTTGCCCTGCTCGCCCTCGAGCACCAGCATGAAGTCCACCTGCGCTCCCACGAACGGCTGCTTGGCGTCGAACCAAAGCACACGCGCTACGGCGCTCACCGCGAAACATTGCGCTGCGCGTTGGCTGTAGGCGTTATCCGGCGCGCCGAACAGGTCGATCAGCATCCGCTCGACGCGTGGCGTGCCGTCCCACTTCACTGCCGTGAGGTACTCCCGGATCGGATGCCGCCGATGCCGGCGCGCTACTGCGATCACCGCCTTCAGCACCGTCTCGTCGCCGCACTTCACCCAGTAGTTGTCAGGGTTCTGCAGCCAGGCCGCCAGCTCGCAGCTGTCGGCATCGGTGAACTCGTCGCGGTTGCCGCCATTCCACGGCGGATCGCGCGACAAAACAACCTGATTGCTCGATTCGTTGAGCCACCAGAGGCCGGCGAAACGCTCGTCGTTCTCCAGGATCAATATCAGGTTGTGCAAGGTGCCTTCGACGTTTCCATCGCGTGTACGCGTCAGCCCCTGCTTCCATGCGTCCGGATTGCTCGCACCGCCACCAGGTGGCGCAGTGCCCAGCCCGCCGTCCACAACGGTCAGCGTCTTACGTTTGGTCAATGTCATCCCCGCTCGCCCTCTTCGCAGCGTCGCGCTTGCAGTAGGCAGTAGTCATACCGGCGCAGACAGCGCACCAGCGTTTTGTATGGATCGAGCCAGCCGTCACGCTGTGTGTCACTCCGCATGGCCTGGCACCACAGTGACCTCAATCACGCGCCCTGCTGCCCAGGCCGACAGCTGCCGAGGCGTCCAACCGTCGCGTTCCAACGCCTCTGCGATGTCCCAGCCGTCCGGCATGCCATCGGTGTCGATCAGCCGCACGCTGTGCGCACCCGCGCGCATGGCCAGCTGCGCCAGGCCTGGGATGTAGTGGCCGGCGTCGTTCCGCCAACCCAACATCGCCTTGCGACCTGCCGCATCCGCGTCCGGCCAGAGCACCACGTTGCGGCCGGCCAACGGCCGCCAGTCGGTCTTAGGCACGGCATTGCTGCCCCCCGGCCACGATGCAACCGCATACCGCTCCCACGCGCCAGCGCCAGCCGCTCGGCACTTTTCGCCCTCGACCAACAGCACATCGGCCTGCGGCTTGGCTGCCAGCGCGTCGAGGCCGCAGATCGGGCGCGGTGTCGGGAAGTGCTGAATGCACCACTGCCGCTTGCCGTCCGGTCCCACGCACCACGTCACCTGCGGCGTCCACTTCTTCACCTTGCGCGTTTGCCGGTCTGTGAACTCGGCGCGCAGCACATAGCCCAGCAGCCTGCCCTCGGCATCGCGATATGCATCGGCCCGCACCACCCGCATGCGGCGCAATCGGCTGCGCTTGGGGTTCCAGATTGGCACCGTCCAGCCATTGCCGGCCATCAAATCAGGCGCGTCGTCCGGCACCGGCATCAGCGGCACCCAGAGCACGTCGAGCGGCGCCTCCATCTCCACCTGCACACCATCGCGCGCATGGCGGAAATCCTCAGCGCCCAGCTGTACACAGGCCTCGTGGAAGTCGCACCCGGTGATAGCCATCAGGAAACCGATGACGTCGTGATGCGCACCGCAGCCGAAGCAATGCACGAAGCCCTTGCTGGGGATCACGGTGAACGAGGGCGACGACTCTTTGTGAAATGGGCACAGCCCTGTCAACTCTTTGCCGGTGCGGCGCAATTGCACGTATCGGCCCACCACTGCAGCCAGATCCACGGCTGCCTTCAGCCGCTCAACGTCGTGACGCTGCTCGCTCATCGCCTACTAGCCCGCTTTATGGACTCGAGGTGTACTTGAGCGCGGTACTGCACGCGCAGGTAGTCACCAATGCGTTGACGGCAGCCGATGCCCCCCGTGCAGATGCTGCCGTGCTGGCACGCCTCCGGGAGCGCGGCAATCATGTCCTTCCACTGTTGACGCGGGTGCTTGCCGATTTCGAGCGCATGGGTGATGCAACGGCTCACGCTCATGGCTGCGACTCCAGCGGCAAGGCAGACTGCGGATCTGCCCTTGCCTCATCCTCGCGACGGAACCGCTCGCGCTCGGCAAGGGCTTCATCACCGCTCAAGCCCGGCGCGTTGTCATAAAGCAGGCGCATCGCTTCTGCCATGTGCTGCCGCGCAACCGGGCTGATGGTCTTGCGGCCGGCGGGGTGTGGTGCCCGGGGCGCGCGGTAGATGGCCATTTCAAGCACCGGTCGCTCCGCTCTCAATGCCGTGGCGCAGGGCGCGCTTCATGCCGATCACGGCGCCGATGACGTCGTCGCCCTTGCGGCCAATCTCGTCGGCGTACTGCCGGTCTTCCGGGCCGAACTTGCCATCTGCCACGGCCGGGGCCAGCGCGCTCACCAGCTCGCCGTACTCCTGGAACAGCGTGGCCACGCACGCGACTTGCATCCCATCGTCGATGGGCATCGGCACGGCCAGCATGCCGCGGCGGCGCGCCAGATCCTGCTCGCAATCGCTGCGGTAAGGCTCCGGCAGGCTCAGCACCCACGCGTCCTCGAGATCCGCCGGCAGGGTCTTGACCGTGCCGTCCATGTAGCGGCGCAGCACCTGGGCGTTGTTCTCCATCGCCTTGATCAGCTCAAGGCCCTCGCCGGTGCGCAGCTTCACCTGCCGCACGTCGGGCGCCGTCGTCGCGAGGTAACGCTCGGCGACCTGCATGGCGAACGTCGTGTAGTTGCAGGCAGTGGCATCCAGCATGCGGCGGGTGTGGGCGTAGACCACCGACTGCCTGGGCGGCAGAAACTGACGGGCGTCCTTCATGCGCCGGGCTCCGCATCTGCAGCACCATGCTCGGCATGCAAGGAAGCCCCACCACGATGCAATTCAGTGCACTGCGCCGGTACGACATCCACACCGGCGTCGGCGCCGTCGTCGCCGTATTCTTTGCTCCCCAGCAGGCCGGCGCAGAACGCGACCAGGCCGGCCACGGTCAAGACAATGGCAACCGCGTTGCGGAGCATCCCCGGCATGGTTGAGGCAACCGGCGCAGGCGCGCCGCGCTCCCACTGCTGGCGGACGCGATCAAGCACCAGTTCGTGGCTGGGCTTACGCATAGGTGCCACCCTCCCCGCAATATGCTGGAACCCCCACGGCACCAGCAGCCCGCAGGGAGGGCGACATGGAAAATCGAGAACCGTTGAGCGGCCAGCCCACGCGGCGGCGGCGCTCGGTGAGCGCCGCCCAGTCATCGGCGGTCAGGCACAGCTCGGCGATATCGCCGTTGTTGTAGATCGGCAGGCCTACCAAGGCGCCGAGTTCGCCCGCGCCCAGGGAGTCATCCAGCGGCGTGATGTGACGGGACATCAGGCCACCTCCTGCGAATTGATTGCGGCGCCGAAGACATCGGGCCGCAAACTATGACGCGACACCTTGGTGCAGGCCTCAATCGCGAGAACGTGGTGTGCGGCAACCGGCCGCCGCGCGGTTGCCCACTGAGATACAAGTGCGGGATGCACGCCAAGGGTGTCCGCGAGCGCCCTCTGCCCGCCCGCTACCCGAATAGCCATCTGAATCGGAGTGTCCATGGCGTGAGCATAGCAACGCTATCTACGCATGTAAATAGCGTTGCTGATGGTTGTCCAAGGCACCTACAAATAGCATTGCTAAATGCCTAGACCAGCCAACCCTAAGACCCCAGAAGGCCACCTCATCACTGAAGCGATTCAGCGTTCAGGTCAGTCACAGGCCAAGCTTGCAGACGCGCTGGATGTCAGTGCGGGGTTCATTTCTCAGTTCGCTACTGGGCACAGGCCAGTTCCTTGGGACAAAGCCGAGCCCCTGGCTTCTCGCATCGGGGTCGCACCTGAGCAGATCAGCAGTGAGTACCGCCGGCTTCAAGCGTACTTCGCCGAGTCTCACTCGCAGCGACTGGATGCAGAAATAATCCTGGCTGCGGTCGCGTACGCCAAGAAGATTGCGGGCTTGATGTCGGATGACAGCTTCAGCATCGAGCACAGGCCGCAGGAGTTAGCCGACGCAATCAACGCGACCTTGGAGATGAAGCGATTGATGGAGGAAAACAGTGAGTCTGAAGGACGAAATGGAAAAATTAGCCGAGTCAGTGGCGATGCGCGCCCAAAGGCGACTAGGCCAGAAATCGAGACTGCGCGTGGTAGGACGCGAAAGTCTGCATAGAGAACTCCCGGGAGCGCCCCGAGCCTCCCCCTCTTCGCAAATGGATGCGATCACAAGGGAGGGTCATTACCGGATGATTCGGCACTATCGTCATTTCTGGGGTCGGTCCATGCAGATACTGATCGACCAAGCATGCCTTCTGGTCCCTGGCATAGAGCAATTATCTGACGACGAATTGCGGCAATTAATGAGTGACATGGATAGAGGCATCGAATGTATCCGCGAGGACATTTCTTTTGAAGACGCAGGATTACTTCGACCGCTCACATAAGAAGGGAAACATGAAAAAGATAGTTCTAGTTGCAGCTGCCGTAATCTCCGGCTGCGCGACAAGCCCAAAGGGCCTCGAAAAGCCTGAGTTTTCTTCCACTTTTACAGTTGATGCTCCCTACCAACTTGTTCTTAAACGCATCGTTGAGGCTGACCGAGAATGCAAGCCCACCCAACTTGTACCCATTGGACAAGTAATCAATGACGTGCAGAACTATTCCGACCTACGCGAAGCAAAGATAGTTCAGGGAGCCTCCGGTGTAGGCACCCAGATTTATGTGGTGATCTCGATAAAGGAACTCCAATCAAACAACAGTGAAGTGACGCTCTATGCAAGAGCAGCTCGCGCAAAGCAATCGGCGCGCCTTCAGCGCTGGGCTGAGGGCGGCGGCGGCTGCGAGTTTTGACCTAACTGCTCACAGCAAAACCATTCATCGAAAGATAGATAGCCTTGCTATTGACGTAGGTAGATAGCTTCGCTATTGTTTCTCCCGTCAGCCCACAGAGCTGACGGGCGACCGGCGGGTCGTCCCTGCCGGCCAGCCTTCCCCTCTGCCCGGTAGCAGGCCCCTCCCCCGGCCTGACTGACCCGCCGGCGCCCTCCTTCTTCGGAGAGAGCGCCATGTCCCGGAATGCAGACCCTGAGTTCGACGAGCTCACCGCCGCGGTATCGCTGAGCGGCGCCGCCACACGCCGCTGCCTCAGCGCCTGTGCTGCCGCAGACCACGCCCACGCCAATGCGCTCAAGCGGCGCGGCATGAGCAAGGGGCCAAACCGCTACCCCAAGCGCACCAACCGGATCGAGCTGCAAGGCTTGCGCGAAGAGGCCGCAAGCCGCGACTTCGCGCGGGAGCAGCGCGCATGAGCCGCATGCGCCGGGAAGTGGCCTCCTATGGCAAATCGACGGTTGTCTTGTCCACGGACCTCAACCCAGTAACGCATGCACGCGTCTGGCTGGCCGAGATTTATTACGAACCTCCACGTGCCCAACCTATCCAGGTCGCTGTCATCGTGGGCGGTGACGGCGATCAGCCCCGCTTCGAGATGCCGCAAGACCTGGACGGCATCAGGCACTGCATCTGGTTGATGCACAGCTGCATTGAGTTGCCGGCCACATCGTGGATGGCGCTCAACGTGTGGGCCGATGCCGTGATGCAAGACGCAGCGAGCCGCACCTCTGAGGCGTTGCCCGCATGAGCGCCGCCACTGCATCCGCCCGCTCCACCGGGCGCTTCCGTCTTGCTCGTGGCCTGCGACTGCAATTGACCGTTGTCGGCGACACCGTGCTGGCCGCTGTGTGCCCGGTGATGGGCGACGACGACGAGCATTACAGCCTCACGCGCTGCGACCGCGACCAGGTCAGAAATGTGCCGGCGCACTGCATGGTGTTCGGCAATACCGCCATCCCGGCCGATGACGACACGCGCGTGGCAATCATCGCCTGGCTGCGTGAGCACGACATTGCCGTGCGTGAGGTGCCCTGACATGCGCACCCACGCACCAACCGCTGCCGCACTGCAATGCGCCGACTTCGCCACCGGGCACCGAGGGCAGCTGCTGTGCCTGCAGGTGACGCCTGACAGCGCGCAGTTCGGGCGCGGGCACGTCTGGGCCGGCCTGTATGCCAGCGAGTACAGCCGCACTGCGCAGGAGGTCTCGGTGGGTTTCGCGCGGCAACTGGTTGCGCGCCCGACCGAGCTGCAGATCGGCGCCGGCCGGTACCGCATGTCCGCGACGGCGCTGCGCACCGCAGTGCGCTGGCTGGATCGCGCTGGCCGCCGCGTGCGCGAGGTGCAGCCATGACGCGCCGCGTGCGCATCGCCTGGTGCCTGCTGGCGCTGGCCGCCTGCTACATCGTCCCTCACCGCTTGCTCGAGCTGGCGCAGGCACACGCCGAACACGCCGAACACGCCGAGGCCATCGCCCGTGGCCGCTGACATCTCCCTGGAGCGCCGCGTGCGCACCGCCTTTGCGGCTCACCGGCACGCCTACACGCAGGCCAGCCATGCGCGGCTGCGCGGCGAGGCACAGCTGGCTGCGTTCTGGGCCGTCATCGCACACGCCTGCACTGCCGAAACGGACGAGTGCCTGGCGGCCATCCACGCCGGTGTGGAAGACGCCAGGCCGCCCATCCCCGGCTTGCTCACTGGCAACGCCGACATCCACCCACTGGAGGCATGACCATGCGTCAAATCGCCATCCCGCTGCATCCCAGCATCCCCGGCTGCCACGTTAGCCACCACCCCCAGTGGGTGGAAACGCACGGCGCACCGATGCGCCTGCGCACCCGCCTGGGCACGCCGGTACCGGTGACCTTCCACATTCAGTGCGCCCGCTGCGGCGTTGCCACTCGGCCGACGCATCTGCGCTCGCTCGTGGAGAACCGTTGGACCGACCCGCTTGGCCTGCAGCGCGTGCCGCTGTCTCTGATCGGCCGCGCCCGAGAAGAAGCGCTGGCCGCCCTCAACCCAGCGGCGCACGCCGCCTAGGAGTCCGTATGCACCTCAAGCCCATCGTCCGCGAAGCGCTGCTCGCGGCATTCCAGTCCCCCGACCACGCGCTGCGCCGTACGCGCGCCGGCTTTCGCGGCGCAACCGATCGCGCCTTTACGCGCCGCGCCATCAACTGGCTGGAAGAAAGCAGGTTGGCCGACTTCGACCATCGCGATTTCCCCAGTGTTGTCACCCTCAATGCGCGCGGCATCGCACACGCGCAGCAGCTCACCGCGCCTGTGTCGCAGGCGGGTGCGGCATGAGCAGCGGCATGCAATCGAAAGGCCTCGCCGCGCAGCTGCGCGCAGGCCTCTTCCACGCGAAGGACGGCGCCACCAGTGCCGCCTTGCAAGCCACCGCCGCGCCCGAGTGCACGCAGTCACAGGTCACGCGCGCACTCAACGCAATGCGCGGCACGGGCCTTGTCATCCGCACGCCTGATCCGACCGGCACGCGCTGGAGCCTGACGGCGGCTACGCGCGCCAAGATGGCCCGCACGCTGACATCGGACGCCGAGAACACTGCACGTCGCACAAAGCCTGCGGTTGTGCCGTCGCACACCACCCCATCGCATGCGGCGCTTGCGTTGAGTGCCGCGCAGAAAAAGGCCATTGAAAGCGCACGCATTGCGCAGGAAATCGCCGACTTCCAAGCCCACGGCGGCCGCATCGAAGTGCTTGGCAACACCCCAATCCGCCGCCCGGGTGGCTACCGCCAGTCGATGAGCGGCATCGCCACCGCCTGATGAACACCACCACACTGGAAGCACGCACCCATGGCTGACGGCTCGCACTCTTTCAACTTCCCCGTTCCGCAGGTTTCGTGCCTGCGCCCCGGCGAGATCGTGGTCGATCTGTTCGCCGGCGGCGGCGGTGCCAGCGAGGCGCTGAAGCAGGCGCTGGGCGTCGACCCGGCGCTGGCCTACAACCACGACGAGTGGGCGATCGGCATGCACGCGGCCAACCACCCGCTGACGATCCACCACCGCGAAGACATCTGGCATGCGGATCCGCGCAAGGATGTGGCCGGCCGCCCGGTGGGCTGGTTCCATGCCTCGCCGGACTGCACGCACTTCAGCCAGGCCAAGGGCGGCCAGCCGCGCAGCCACAAGACGCGGGCGCTCTCATGGGTCGCGCTGAAGTGGATCGGCCAGCTGCTACGCGCCGACTTGCGAGACGGCACGAACACCGCGCCGCGCATCCTGTCGCTGGAGAACGTGTGGCAGATACTCACCTGGGGTCCGCTGGTGGCCAAGCGCTGCAAAGTTACCGGCCGCGTGGTCACGCTCGACATGGTCCAAGACAGGGCCACCGGTCGGATGGTCCACCGTGTGGCCGCGCGCGGCGAGCAGGTGCCGGTGGCGAATCAGCAGCTGGTGCCGGACAAGCGCCACAGCGGCCGCACCTGGCGCCAGTTCGTCGCGGCGCTGGAGTCGAAGGGCTACCGCGTGGAGTGGCGCAAGCTGACCGCTAGCGATTACGGCGCCGGCACCAGCCGCGAGCGGCTGTTCCTGATCGCGCGCCGCGATGGTGAGCCGATCATGTGGCCCTCGCCGACGCACGGCACCGCGCCCGGCCAGCAGCCGCGCGTGCGTGCCGCTGACTGTCTGGACTTCTCCCTGCCCTGTCCGTCGATCTTCACACGCAAGCGGCCGCTCGCTGACGCCACGCTGCGCCGCATCGCCAAGGGCGTGATGCGCCACGTGCTGCAGTCGGCAGATCCTTTCATCGTGCCGGCCACGCACCAGGGCTCGGACCGCGTCAACGACGTGCAAGCGCCGCTGCCGACGATCACCGCCGCACACCGCGGCGAGCTGATGCTGGTCGCGCCTGAGCTGGCGCCTTTCATCACCGAGCACTCGAATGCCAGCAATCAGCGCACCATGCGTGCCGACGAGCCGCTGCGCACGATCTGCGCCGGGGTGAAGGGTGGGCACTTCTCGGCTGTCGCGCCGGTGCTGGCGAAGTTCCGCGGAGACAGCGACGGGCGCCCGGTCACCGATCCGGTACCGACGATCACTGCCGGCGGCGGCGCCAAGCGCCCTTCAGGTGCAGCGCATGCGCTTGGCCTGATCGCGCCGACGCTTGTGCAGACCGGCTATGGCGAGCGAGATGGACAGGCGCCGCGCGCACTGGACTTGCAGCAGCCCCTCGGAACTGTGGTTGCCGGCGGCGTGAAGCATGCGATCGCCGCACCGTGCCTCGTGCAGATGGGCCATGGCGAGGGGAAGAAGCCCGGCGGCCGCTTCAGCCACGGCGTGAACGATATCCAGGGGCCGATCGGCACCATTGTTGCGAGCGGCGGCGGGCAAGGCCTGATGACCGCGTTCCTTGAACAAGCGAACGGCGGCTTCTACGAAGGCGGCGGCCGCGATGCGCGCGAGCCGATCAGCACGATCACCGCGACCGGCAGCCAGCAGCAGCTGGCCACCGCGCACCTAGTGACGATGCGCAAGAACACCCATGGGCAAGCAGTCGATGAGCCTCTGGGCACCGTCTGCGCAAGCACCGTCCACCACGGCATGATCGAGTGCACGCTGAGCCCGGAGCAGGAAGCCGGCGCGCTGAAGGTGGCCGCGTTCCTGGTGAAGTACTACGGCAGCGGCATCGCCGTGGATCCTCGCGACCCGCTAGACACCGTCACAACCAAAGACCGGCTGGCGCTGGTTACCGTGGTGATCCAGGGCACGCCCTACGTCATCGTCGACATCGGCCTGCGCATGCTCAAGCCGCACGAGCTGTTCCGCGCGCAGGGCTTCCCCGCCACCTACCGGATCACGCACACCGCCGACGGGCGCGCCATCAGCACCAGCGCGGCGGTGCGCATGTGCGGCAACTCCGTCAGCCCGCCGCCGCTGGTCGCGCTGGCGCGGGCGAACCTGGACACGAAACCGCTGCCTTTGCAGGTGGCCGCATGAGCCAGTCAAAGCTCCAGTCGTTCCTCGAGGCCAACGTCAGCACCGCGATTGGCTTCGCCATCTCGTGGGCGGTCACGCCTCCCATCCTGGCAGCGTTCGGCTATTCGGTCGGTGCCGGCAAAGCCTTCGGGATCACCGCCGCCTATACGGTCATCTCGATCGTGCGCGGCTACCTGGTTCGTCGCGCGTTCAACCGCATGGAGACACGCCGATGATCCAGCACCTGGTCAACGTCAGCGGCGGCAAGGACAGCACGGCCACCTACCTCAAGGCGATCGAGTCAGGCCGGCCGTTCCGCGCCGTGTTCGCCGACACCGGCAACGAGCACGAGGCAACGCTGGAGTACGTCGCGCGCCTTGCAGAGCGCACAGGCGGGCCTGCGGTGGAGACAGTGCGCGCCGACTTCAGCAGGCAACTTGCGCAGCACCGCGCGTACATCCTGGAGAAGTGGCCGGCGCAGGGCATCTCCGATGCAATTGTCGAACAGGCGGCCGCCCTTCATGAGCCGACTGGCAACCCGTTCTTGGACCTATGCATCTCCAAGGGGCGATTCCCAAGTCGGATGGCGCAGTTCTGCACCGAGGAACTGAAGACCATCCCGATCACCACGCAGGTGGTGGGCGAGATGCTGCGCACCGGGCCGGTGCTGCAGTGGCTTGGGATCCGAGCGGACGAAAGCCGCAACCGGGCGAAGCAGCCGCGTTTCAACAGGCACGAATCCGGGTCGATGGTCTGGCGGCCGATCTTCCGGTGGACCGTGGCCGATGTGTGGGCCCAGCACCGGCGCCACGGCATTGCGCCTAACCCACTCTACGCCCAGGGAATGGGCCGCGTCGGCTGCATGCCGTGCATCAACTGTCGAAAGAGTGAGCTGCGGGAGATCGCACATCGCTTTCCGGATCAGATCGACCGCATTGAGCAGTGGGAGGCGATCGTTGCCGCGGCAAACAAGCGCCGGTCGGCGACCTTTTTCCCGGCCGTGACCGACCCAACTGACCGCGACCGGCCGGGCGAGTACTCGCGGATCCGCACGCTGGTCGAATGGGCACAGACAGACCGCGGCGGTCGCCAGTTCGCGATGTTCTTCGACGACCAGGCCGGCGGAGGCTGCACATCTGACCTTGGGCTGTGCGAAATGTCGGAGGCCGCATGACCATCGCCCTCCTCGGCCGCGGCCTCGACGCCATCGTGCAGCACGACCTCGCCGGCATGGCGCCGGACATCACCGCCGCTGCGCGCCTCCAGCGCTACGAGAGCGCCCGCCAGCTGCGCCGCGAAACGCAGTCGACGAAAGCCCGCGAGATCGACCAGCTGCGCGAGCAGTTCGGCCGCCATTACCAGACCGCCTGGCGCAACGGCCAGCGCCCAGACCTCACACAGCTGCCGCAGCACTTCGCGGCGATCGACAAGGAGCAATCCCATGCGTGACCTGACACAGGCCGAGTTGAGCGTGCTGCGCCACTCGCTGGGCACCGGCGAGTACGGACGCAAAACCAGCCACCGTAACCACTTCGTAACCGGCGCCGGCAGCACCGACCATCCGACGTGCATGCAACTTGTTGACCTGGGACTCATGCACCGCCGCAGCGGCAATGCGCTGTCTGGTGGCGATGACATCTTCACCATCACGGCAGCCGGGCGTGCCGCCGAAGCCGCCAAGGTCGAGCAGTTGCCGCCTGAGCCGAAGCTGACGCCAGGCCAGCGCAGGTATCGCGACTACCTCAAATCCGAATCGAACGAAAGTTTTGCCGAGTGGCTTGGCGTGCCCAGCCGTGAAGAAGTGCGCTACCGGGCGCGCATGCGTCGTCTGGGGATCTTCAGCCATGCGTGAGCGCCCCATCCTGTTCAACGGCGCCATGGTGCGCGCCATCCTGTCCGGCGCGAAGACGCAGACCCGGCGCGCGATGAAGGTCCAGCCTGTCCGAAATGGTCGCTTCTGGGAGGCCTACGGCGCTGGCTGGAGTGACGGAATGTCCAGCGTGCCGGCCGTGCCCGGCCACAGCCTGGCGACCAACTGCCCCTTCGGCCAGCCCGGCGACCGGCTGTGGGTGCGGGAGACGTTTTCACCGATCCATTCGTCAGTCGATGGGCGCCTGATCGAGGTGGATTACCGCGCGACCTATGAACACGGTCACCGCATGGGTGACCACATGGGTATCCCGAAGCTGTGGAAGCCAAGCATCCACATGCCCCGTGATGCTTGCCGCCTGGTGCTGGAGATCACCGACGTGCGCGTCGAGCGGCTGCAGGCGATCAGCGATGTGGACGCGCTCGCCGAGGGTGTAGATCAGACGAACACCAGCATCGCCGGCTACGCCCGCCAGCGCTTCCAGAAGCTGTGGACCGACACCGGCGGCGACTGGGACGCCAACCCCTGGGTGTGGGTCATCGGCTTCCGGAGGACCGAACAGTGAGGTCGGCCGACACCCAGCTCCCGCTCGGCATCAAGCCGAAACCGACAGTCGATGACTGGCGCCAGGCCGCAGAGAAATGCGCCGAGCAGTACCCCGGCGATCAGCGGCGATTGAACTACTACCTCGACGGCCTGGCAAAGGCCGAGAACATGGAGAAAGCAGCATGAACGAACAATCCGGCAATTCCGGACAGTTGCAAGCCGATGCGTCAAGCGGTGGAGATGCGCCCATCGACGTTACCGACCCGTGGCGTGGGCTTTACCGAGCGGATCGTCTCCGTGCCAACGGGGATGGCGACCTCTATCACCCGGATCTGCCGAGCTGGCCCGACGACCGGGAGGATGCGTTGGATAAGCTGGTGCGCGCACAGGGGTTTGACTTCCAAATCGTTGCCGGCGACTTCAGCGAGGAGGCTGTGGAAGATGGCGACGAGCTGCACTGGCAGGAAATGCGCGCTTGGAATCCGACAGCTCCTGAGGGCGATTGGCGCCTCGCATGGAAAGGTGACACCGAAGACGGCCCCTATGCGTGGTTCGTTCGGCCTTTGGCGCTGCGGCCGGATCCCGAAGCGGCAGCCGCCCCGCTGCCCTTCGAGCAGATGCATGCCCAGCTACTGGACATGCTGGGCGTCCAGCAGCACGAGGACGCGGCGGCCTGCATCGGCAGCCTTATGCTCGCCAAACGCAGCACCGACGCATTTGGGGTTTCGCGTGGATGCGATGCGATCGCCGGCGAGCGCGTGCGCCAGATCAAGGGCGAGGGCTTCAGCCCGGAGCGTGATCGCCAGTACACCGCCGGCGAGCTAGCGCAGGCTGCGGCCTGCTATCTCGGCTGGGAGTGGACCGATGCTCCCGACCGCGATGCCTTCCTGGCTATGGAATGGCCGGTCGGTTGGGCCCCCAAGTGGTTCAAGCCCCGCGATCGCTGCAGCGACTTGGTGCGCGCCGGCGCGCTGATCGCTGCCGAAATCGACCGCTTACTGGCAGAGCAGGAGCCACGCGCATGATCACGCTCGCACAATTGCCGATGCTGGTTTGCCACCTGCGCCAGATCGCTGACGACGGTGTGCGTTCGCATGGCGACGCCTGGGCGCATGGCGTGCGCTTTGCAGCTGACCAGCTGGAAGGGGGCGAGGTCTATACCGTCCCACCCGCGCCATCCGATCCGGTCGGACCGGATCGGATGGCGATCAAGCTGCTGGTGGCGGCCGGTTTCGTGACCGAGGAGAAGGCCAACGAGTCGCTGCGAATCGCGCACGGCTTCGGTGGTGATCTGGGACAGCCCGCGCCTGCTGCTGTGCCGGTGGATGTCCGCACGCTGCTGGCCGCAGAGTTCGACAAGGACGAAGTAACGGCAGCAGCAGCGCGGCGCCTGCGGAACCACAATGAAACAGCTGTGGAAGCCGCAGCGATGCGTGCGATGCAAGCCCTCGCCACCCACCCCCAGCCGGCAGCGGCGAAGGAGCAGCGCAATGGCTAAGCCAACCATCCGCACGTCCACCTCTGCACTAGTGCAGGTGACGGTCGAGGTCCGCGCTGGATCCTGGGGAGACGGTTGCGATCTGGCGCAGGTCTACCGGCAGGCATCGGAAAGCGCCATCGGCAAGTTGCGTCGCGCCCTGCAGAACGAGAACGTGCGCATCCTGGGCGTGGCGTCCATCAAGGCGATCACGACCGACACAGAGGTGCGTAATGGCTGAGCGCCGCTATTTGATTCTGGCCGACCAGCAGGCCAAGCCGACAGGCGAGGTGCAGCCGTGATGCGCAAGCTCAACGTCCCGATTGCCCTCATCGCTCTCTGCTGGTGGGGAATGGAGACCAGCTACTTTGGCTGGAATAAAACGCCGGGTAGTACAGCCGAGCTATTTGCTGACGGCTTAGGGGTGGCCCTGTTCGCGGCGGCGTTCGCATTCGCGCACCGCGCGCCGATTCGGATCGAGGTACGCACTGGCTGTGCCTCCGGCCGCTGTCCTGCTCACGCGGAGAGGGAAGATGGTTGAAGCCGAAGCCACCGAGGTGATGACGCTCCCGCAGGCCGCTGACTACCTGCAACTGCACCCAGTCACCCTGCGCGGAATGATGAAGACCCGCAAACATCCACCTGGCCGCAAACTTGGCGGCCGATGGAGATTCCACAAGGCGGCACTCGACGCCTACCTATCCGGTGAACCATGGCAAGAAGTCCCTACACCCTCGTCCCACGCGGCAAGAAAAACACCTGGTACGTCCGCTACACCGACCCAAGCGGACAGCGCGTATTTCGAAGCACTGGGACTGCCGACCGGACGCTCGCAACCGAGTGGGCTTCAAAGCTCCACGCAGAAACGTACCGCACGAGCCGCCTAGGCGAGAAGCCACAGCGCCGGTGGGTCGAAGCTGTGCCACGCTGGCTGGCCGACAAACAGGCCAAGCGAAGCCTCGGCAAGGACCTCTATAACCTGCGATGGCTGGACTCCCATCTGCGTGACAAGAACCTGGGGGAGATCGACTCAGATCTGCTTGCGGAACTACTGGTCCTCCGCATGGCCGAGCCGCGCGTGAAGCGCGCCGGCCGCAAGGACGAGCGCACGACCTCCCGTTGCACCGCCGAGAAGATGCTTGCACTGGTGCGCTCGATCCTGCGCGCGGCGCACAGCTGGGGATGGCTCGACCATGTCCCTGCGATGCGCCTGCAAGAGAACGGCAAGGCCAAAGAGGACTATCGCTGGCTCACCGTCAGGGAGGCCGAGCGGCTGCATAACGAGCTGGCCGAGCATTTGCGGGCGCCCTACCTGTTTGCGCTGGCAACCGGCTGGCGCGAGCAGAATGTGTTGCGCCTGGAATGGAGCCGGATCGATCTGCGCCGCAAGGTGGCCTGGGTCGCCGGCACCCAGGTCAAGGCGAAGCGCGCGATTGGCTCGCCGCTCAACGATCAGGCCATGGCCGTGCTGGCAACGCAGAAGGGCAAGCACCCGCGCTGGGTGTTTCCGAACGACGAGGGCGAACCCTACTACCGCGGTAACAACCATGGTTTCAAGGCGGCCCAGCGACGCGCGCGCATTGCGCCGCTGCGCTGGCACGATCTGCGCCACACATGGGCTAGCTGGCACGTCATGGCTGGGACGTCACTGCGCTCATTGATGGAGCTGGGTGGCTGGCGCTCGTATCAGTCCGTCTTGCGCTACGCTCACTTGTCGCCGGAACACCTGGCGATGGACGCAGCACGTTTACCGACTTTGGCAACTGGTGCAAAATCGGATCAAATCAACTGGAAGGCTGTTGGATCAGCAGCGACTGGAAGGGGCGAAATGCCCGCGCTGCAACGCTTAGAAATGGTGGCCGAGGACGGAATCGAACCGCCGACACGGGGATTTTCAATCCCCTGCTCTACCAACTGA